ACAGCAACTGATCCAGGAGTGGTAACTGCATTTAATGCAGGTGGTACTGACACGCTTACTTTGAATGGTACAGATCAAGGTGGTCTTGAAGGATCATATATTCAATGTAGAGCAGTTGACGGTTTAATCTGGCAAATTGATACTATGTTGGTTGGTAATGGAGCATTTGCTCAACCTTGGAGCTAATAGATAAATAAACTTTATGAGCTCCTTCGGGAGCTCATAATTTAGGAGAATAAAATTATGAGTACATATCCAGTAAATATAAAATCCAGTGTTACAAGTATTAAGACTGCAGCTACACATGTTATTTTTGCAGGTCCAGCAAGATGCTTAGGCATCTATATGGTTCAACCTAAAGATACAGTGGCAACAACTATAAAAATACAAGATGATACTACGGACGTTGCTTTTTTTGATTTACCAGCAACTGATGATGCAACTAATAAAGCAGCAATATCTCAATACATTCAATTTCCTGGTACAGGATTAAGATGTGAGACAAGTCTTAAAGTTACTTTAAGTGGAGCAACACCAGTTACAGTATTTTACGGTTAGGAGGATAAATGGCAACATCAGGAACAGTTGCATTTGAGCCTTCGATAACACAATGTATTGAAGAGGCTTATGAAAGATGTCAAGTTCAATTGACATCGGGTTATAATCTTAAAACCGCTCTTTTTTCACTTAACATTTTATTTTCTGAATGGGGAAATAGAGGTCTCCATTTTTGGACGGTTTCCAATACTAATATTTATATAAATAGTGGACAGAATACTTACGATGTTTATAAAAGTGCAGCAGCAAGAGGATCAGATACAGTTAATCCCGCTAGATCAGATGCATCTAGTACTTTTATTTATAATGCTACAGATATTTTAACGACTTCTTACAGAACTAATGATGGAACAACAGATCAATCAGATATTGTATTAACTAAAATTGATAGATCTACTTATTCAGCTTTAACCAACAAAGAATCTCAAGGAGTTCCAAGTCAGTTTTGGATCCAAAGATTTATTAATAAAACTACTTTAACTACTTATATTACACCGGGATCTTCTCAAGCAGGTAAGTTTCTTAATATTTATTATGTGAGAAGAATTGAAGATCCAGGAATCGCGTTCCCTGATACGGGAGCCCCTCAAACAACAGGTACTCCTTATGCTAATAACCCTGAAGTACCTTATAGATTTTATCCTTGTTTAGTTTCAGGTTTAGCTTTTTATTTAAGTCAAAAAATTAATCCTGCAAAAACACAAGAATTAAAGTTATATTATGAAGATGAATTAGGTAGAGCATTGGCAGAAGATGGTTCAGCTTCGAGTACATTTATAACTCCTCAAACTTATTATCCGGCGGTATCATAATGACAGCGCGATTTGCCCAAGGGAAATATGCGCTTTCCATTTCAGATAGAAGTGGTCAAGCTTTTCCTTATTTAGAAATGGTAAGAGAATGGACAGGAGCATGGGTCCATATTTCTGAATATGAATCTAAATCCCCTCAATTAGAAATTAAAGTTACAGGAGGAGACCCTCAAGCTTTAATGAGAGCTAGACCAGCTAGAACAGAATTTGCAACAACTAGTTTATTACAATTTAATCCTTTTTTTACCACAGCCCAAGGAAGTGATGTAGTTAGAGTTCATCAACCAGGACATAGTAGAACTCTGGGGGATACATATAGGTTTTATGGGCCTCCTACGGTATCACCAGGTACTGGAACAACAAGCAATCCAGTGGCTACATATGCTAATATTCCTAATTTTGATGGAATTGATGGTGCTGAAATTTCAAGAGCAGCAGGTCATGTGATCTCTCAATGGGGTACTACTTATGTTCAAACTTATAATAATTATCAATTTACAGTCAGTGGATCTAGTGCTACAACTGGTAATGTACAAGGAGGAGGATCTGTGTCTATAGGACCAGTTACCTTACAAGCATAATGGCAGGATATACATACGCAACTTTAACAACAGCAATCAGAGATTATACTGAAGTAGATAGTTCTCTTTTTACATCTGGTATTATAGATAATTTTATTATGTCTGCTGAAAATAGAATTAATAGAGATGTAGCAACCGATGCTATGAGAAAATATCAAACTGCTACTTTGATTGTAGGTCAAGGAACTTATAACACTCCTGGTAATGAAGAATTTATTAGAGCTATTAAATTAACCGATTCAAATAATGATATGTGGTATCTTCAAAAAGTAGATCAAACGTTGTTAGATGAATATACGCAAGATGAAGTAGCTAATACAGGTAAACCTAGATACTATGCTATGTTTCAATCCGGTCAAGGAGCTAGTAATAATACTAATTATTATAAGATTGGACCTTCTCCAGACGCTACTTATACGATTGAAGTAGAATATTCTATCATGCCTGATCAATTAAGCTCGGGTAATACTCAAACTTTCTTAAGTCAGAAGTTCCCTAATGGGATGCTTTATGCCTGCCTGATAGAGGCATATGGATTTTTAAAAGGTCCCATGGATATGTTGACATACTATGAAAATAGATATAAACAAGAGGTAGATAAGTTCGGTCTTGAACAAATTGGAAGACGTAGAAGAGGTGATTATACAAGTGGAACAATTAGAATCCCAATGAACACTCCTTCAACAACTGATGCCGGACTAATTAAGTAGGAGATTATTATGGCAATAACAACTAGCGCAGTGTGTAATACATTTAAAAATCAACTTTTAAGTGCAACTCACAATTTTACTCAAACATCTGGTAATAAATTTTATTTAGCTTTGTATACGAGTTCAGCAGTTCTTGGAAAATCTACAACAGATTATACAGCTACTGGTGAAACTAGTAATGATGCAGGAAGTGCATATACAGCCCGTGGAAAACTTTTAGCAGTGGCAGGACAAACTCATAAATTATCAAATGACACGGCTATTGTTGATTGGACAAACCTTTCTTGGCAAACTGCTACATTTACAGCTAGAGGAGCTTTGATTTATAATAGATCATCTTCGGATAAAGCTGTTTGTGTTTTAGATTTTGGCGGAAATAAAACAGCAACTGCTGGAACTTTTACAATTCAATTTCCAAATTTCACCGATACATTAGCTATCCTAAGAATATCGTAAGGAGGAACTCCTTATGGCGGCAACATGGGGCAATAATACCTGGGGCGCTAATTCTTGGGCTTCAGAGGTTATTTCTTCTTCAGTTACAGGTGTAAGTACAACTACCTCAGTAGGCGAAGTCTCTGCTTCTCATAGAGAAGGATGGGGTCGTTATTTTTGGGGTGAAGAAGATTGGGGAACAAATGGTTTAAGTGTAACTGTTGCTCCAACAGGTGTAGCTGCAACGACTGCAGTTGGAAACGAATCAGCTTACAATTTAACTGGATGGGGTAGAGATACTTGGGGATCTCAAGTATGGGGTGGTACTGATGATGCTATTACTACTGTAACAGGTGTTGGTGCTACTACTGCTATTGGATCTATTGGAATAGAACTTGTTAAAAATGTTCCAGTTACCGGAGTTAGTGCATCCACAGCAATTGGAAGTGTTACTCATCAAGGGGATGTAGGAATAGCTGTTACTGGCTTATCCATGAGCTGGACTATTGGTCCTATCGGAGTTGAACTTAGAAAAGATTTAGAAATACCATTTGGAGTAGCCGCACAAAGTGCTATTGGAAGTTTAGCAGTTAGAACTGATGTAGATATTAGTCTTAGCGGTCTTTCAATTACTGGAGCGATGGGAGATACCATTGTAGAAGGACCTGCTCAAATAGATGTTACGGGAGTAAGTGCTACGGGAGCTACTGGCTCACTAACTTTAACTGGAGATGCTCATGTTTTCCCAACTGGTGTAGTTGGAGAAACGGGAATAAATGAAACAGATCAAGTAGGAGATGCGCATGTATTCCCTACTGGAGTTTCAGCTGCTTCTACCACTGGTATTATAAGACAGGCTTCGGGTTACCCTGTAGTAGGTCAAGCTTTAACTACAGCTTTAGGTACTCTTTCTTTTAAAGCAAATGCTAACGTATTCCCTACTGGAGTGGGAGCTATTATTAATCCTGGCATACCTACAGTATTTGCATATAATGAGGTTGACACGGGGACGCCAGTATCTTATAGTAGCGTATCTACGGGTACAGATATTACGTATACGGAAGTAAAAGCAGCTTAGGAGATTTTTATGGCATCAAATTATAATGCATTTGGTTTTAACCTAATGACCACTGGTGAAAACGCTGGTACATGGGGTGATAATACCAATCTTAATTTAAATTATTTAAGAGATATGTTTACGTACATTGAAGTACCAATGACGGCAGACAGAACTTTAACTATACCTGATAATTCTACAGGAACTTATAATGGTAGAGCAATCGTTGTTAAATTAACAGGTACAACTGGTGGATCAAGTAGAACGTTAGATATAGCAGAACAAGCAGGTTCAGGATCTTCTCCTGGAGGTGCGGCTGATATTTTAAAACCCTTCTTAATTATCGATGGAACTACACGAACAGGTTCTGATACAATAACTTTTAAAGTTACAGGAGCTACTGGAATAACTATACCAAAATATGGTAATACTTGGTGTTTTCATGATGGTACAGATATTAGATCAGCTGGCTTAATTAGTGCTAGAGGATCAGCAGGTACAGCAGCAGCTCAACCGGTTTATACTTTACCAGCTACAGATGGCTCTGCTTCTCAAGTATTACAAACAGATGGTTCAGGATCGGTCACTTTTGCTACCCTTCCAGCGGCAGGAATATCAACAGGAAAAGCTATTGCAATGGCAATGATTTTCGGATAAAAAACAAAAAGGAATTAAATTATGGCAAACCCAAATATAGTATCAGTCTCAACGATTTATGGTGGTAATTATGGTTGGGCATTATCTAATACTTTAACAGCAACTTTATTAACAGTGGACGCAGAAAAATTATTAAAAATAAATAGAATTGTTTGTTCAAATGTTGATGGAAGTGCCGCAGCAGATTTAAATTTATATGTAGATGGAATGGGAACAGGAGCAGCGAATGGTTTAACGCCAACAGGTGCTTCGGCTACAACATATTTAGCAAAAACAATTTCAGTCCCAGCTGATGCATCTTTAGTAGTATCCGATACTCCTATTTATTTAATGGAAGGCGATGTTCTTAAAGGTGGTGCAAGTGCAACTGGAGACTTAGAACTATTCATTACATATGAAGTCTTAGACGACGCTTAGGAGGGTTAAATTATTATGGCTGGCAATGGCGGAATAATTGGACCTGTTACTACGATCGTCCCGACTAACTGTGCAGTAGATGCAGTTATAACTACTGTTACAGCAAGCACACCTAGTGCAGTAACTCTTCAACCTACAACTCAAAAAATTAATTTTATCGTACAAGCTGGTGGTGGTGGCGGTGGAGGTAATTATGGTGGTGGAGGTGGTGCTGGTGGTTATAGAGAAAAAACATGTATTTCAGTTACAGGGGGAGCAGCTTTAGGAGCTGTAGTTATTGGTGGTGGAGGAGCAGGAACTCCTGTTCCGGCTTATAATTCATCTAAAGGTGTTCCGGGATGTAATTCTTCAATTGTAGTTAATTGTACAACTTACACGTCTAGTGGAGGAGGTGGTGCAGGAAGTCGTACTAATCCAACTGGTGGACCTAATGCAGCCGGAGCCCCGGGAGGATCTGGTGGTGGAGCATCGGGCGATAGTGGATTCCCTGGTTGCTGCTCTAGAATGGGAGCAGGTAATGCGGGTGCTTATACTCCTGTCGAAGGATACCCCGGTGGTTGGGGCGGTAGTGGAAATGGCGGCGGTGGAGCTGCTTTAAAAGGATATAACTCTGCTGGACCAGGTATGCCTGCTCCATGTTTACCTCCTTCTCCAGGTTTGTATAATAATGGGGGATGTGGTATTGATATATCTTCATCTTATCCAGGATCTCCAATCCCTGCAGTAGGAGGAGGAGGTGCCGGAGGTGGAGCCCCAAGATGTAATCCTAAAAGTAAAAGTGGTGGTATAGGTGGTGGAGGATGTGGAACTTTAAACCCGAGTTATCCTTGTGCTGGATGTAGAAGTACGGGCACTGTAAACACCGGTGGCGGTGGTGGTGGCGGTGGTGGTGGCATTGGTTCCGAAGGTGGTAATGGAGTAGCTGGAGGTTCAGGTGTGGTTCTTGTAAAAGAACCAGCTATCTTAGCTTCAGCTCCAGGTGTTTGGCAAATGAACACCGTATATGATAAAGTTTTAAATGATAAGTGGATTTATAATAGTGCAGATGTAGATTATTTAGTAGTCGCTGGTGGTGGAGGTTCAGGATATAAAAGCGCGGGTGGTGGTGGCGGAGCCGGGGCCGGTGGTGGTGGTGGTTTCAGAACTTCTTTTTGTTGTTCGTGCGCTGCAGCTTTAAATTTAAGACCGGGAAGTTATGCGGTAACTGTTGGAGGTGGTGGTGCAGGAGGTGTCGGAGCCCCAGCTCCAGGAAGTAGAGGAGATGATTCAGTTTTTTCAACAATAACATCAACAGGCGGTGGTGGAGGATCGACTTCAATAGGTCCACCTGCTCCGAATGTTGGTCAACCTGGTGGATCAGGTGGTGGTGGAGATGGAGCAACTTCTTCAGCTGGTGGAACAGGAAACACTCCCCCAACAAGTCCTTCTCAAGGTAATACTGGTGGAACAGGTGCAAATGGTGGTGGTGGAGGTGGTGGAGCTAATGCAGTGGGAAGTAATTCTGTAGGTAATAGTGGTGGTGCTGGTGGTGCAGGAAAAGCGAATTCAATAACAGGAGGTTCTGTAACTTATGCTGGTGGTGGTGGTGGAGGTGGTTACACCGGTAGCGCTGGTGGTGCTGGCGGTGCTGGTGGAGGTGGAGCTGGAACAACAGGGCCGAATTCTGTTGCAGGAACAGTAGGAACAGTAAATTTAGGTGGAGGTGCTGGTGGAACTGGTGGAGATGGACCAACACCTGCGGGTGTTGTTGGAGCAGCCGGTGGTTCAGGAGTTGTTATTTTAAGAATAGCAACAGCTTCTGCACCGGGAGGTTTAGCAGTATCCCCTGGAACTAATCAATTAACAACAGATGGATCTTGTAAAGTAGCTACATTTACGGTATCAGGGACATTGACACTATAAACAAATTATAATATAAGTAACTTTTAAGGAGTATAAAATATGGCACATTTCGCAGAACTTAAATCAATGACAGATCCTACTGGATTTACATCAGATACACATCAAGTAGTACAAAGAGTAGTTGTTGTAGGCAATGATATTGCTGCAGGCGGCGGAACTCTTGGAGACAATGACATGCATGTTGATGGAGAAACATGGTGTTCAAATTTCTTTAAAGGTGGAAGCTGGAAACAAACTTCTTATAATCATAATTTTAGAA